CTGCAGAGCAGTGCTGTTGCTAGCGAAGGGATCGATATAAACGCGGTACTTACCGTTGATGGTTCCAGCAAAGGTGTTGCCGGTGTCGTCAACGTTCAGGTTGGCGTTCAGAGCGGGGGTGTAGTCGAGTACACCAGCCATGGTCAGAGCAGAAGCAACGTCAGCCGAAGTCAGGATGATGTTGCCCTTTCCTCTACGAGTTCTCTGAGCGATAGCGTTCGCATCTCTTTCGATTTGGAACAGCAGACCCTTGAACTTCTCAACCGACCAACGACCGTTGGAGTCGATATCGAGGTCAAATTGACCAGCGGTAGCAACGTTGGTTTGAGCGCCAGCTTCAGCAACCTTATAGATGGTTCTGATAACTTCACGGTTGATCTCAGCCAGAATCTCAGTCGAGAGAATGTTGGCGAGTTCAGCCTCAGCGTTCAGACCGTGGATTGCCTTAAGGTCTTGTGCCAGTTCCAGCGAGTATTCTGCCTTCAGAGCGCGGCTCTTAGCAGTAACAGTGACTTTCTCGATCGAGAAGGCCATCTTGTTGAACTCATCGCCGCTCTCACCGAGGGTCTCAGAGTTCAGAGTGCTCATGCCCTGACCAACGCTATAATCGGCGGGAGCGCCGTTAACGTCCAGGATACCAGGGTTAGAACCACGCTGGAGGGTTGTACCGAAACCAACGGAACCGCTGGAGTCAGTGCCACCGGTGTAGTTACCTTGGGTAGCGTCGTAGCCTTCGCGCTGAGCAGAGAATGCCGAATCGGGCTCGTTGAACAGGGCCTCGGTTCCGGTCATGTTCTCGTAGCGAGAACGCATTGCGAAGATCAGTCCAGTGGGGCCGCTCATGGGTTGAACGCCAGCGAGGTCATAAGCGACCAGGTTGGGCATCGAGCGACGGATGAGGCTGATCAGAACGGGGTCAAAACCACCAGTGGGGTTGCCGCTATCGGTTCCACCAGTACCGTTGTAGTATGCACCACCGCCAGCCGAGAACGACTGGGTGGGGGCTTCCATCAGGTTGTGACCACGATTGAAAGCTTGCTCCTCCATGAGGAACTTTTCTTGGTTTTCCAAGAGAGTGGCAGTAACTGCACGACGATGGGCGTCCTTAATAGGATCACATCCAGCGGCATCCAGAAGGGGAGCCCACTTCTCTTGAAGCTGTTGCGAGTTAAACATGCTTCGTTTACCTGTGATTGTTTGAGTTTACTAAAGGGTGCGAGATTATTTGTTGCCGAGAGCGCGGAGATATGCGTTCATGCGTCCAGCAGGAGCAGCAGGAACGGTTTCCATACCTTCAGTCAATGTCTCAGTTGTTTCTTGCTTGGCAACCTTCTCGGTAGAGAAATACGATTCTCTGAGGTTTGCCAGCTTCTCGCGATAGGATTCTTCACTCTCAAACTCAACACTTTCAGCAAGAGATGCGAGTTTCTCCTTTTGGGTTACAGCAAGTCCTTCGGATACGTCCTTAAGGATGTGATCAGCGACGGACTCACCGAGCCTTTGATTCAGAGAAATATTCTTCTCAATTTGCTCGTTGAGTTTTGCCTCCATGTCATCAAGTTTGTCTACCATCATTTCGACAACATCATATTTATCGTCAGGGATATTCACATAATGATCTTCAAAAAGACCTCTCATTCCTTGCAGGAACGATTCAGTCATTTCTGTTTTCAGACCGTGCTCGATCTGCAGTTCGTTTTCCTTGATCCACTCTTCGGAAACGTACTCAAGATAAGCATCGACGCGAGTGACCAATTCTTCCTTGATCTCCTCAACTTCTTCAACAATGCGAGCGGCGTATGCTTCTTCGAGTTGCTCACGAACTTCGGAAACTTTAGCCTTAACAGTTGCTTCGAAGATGATTCTCGCTTTCTCTTGGAATTCTTCCGAGAGTTCTTCGCCAGAGAACAGAGCAGCAACATCTTCTTCGATGTTAACGTCGGTTTCATCTTCTTCGATGGTGGACTCATCCACGATTTCTTCGTCAGACTCTACGTCTTCGCCGTAGGTGTTCTTCTTCGAAGCGTCCATTGCTTCCGCTGCTTTTGCTTTAGCGTTAACTACGTTACGAACATGCGAAAGAGAAGGCTCTTTCAGTTTGGCCGAGTCATCATCGGGCTTGTAGTTCTCAGGAGTGGGGCCACCGAGATCCTCAATCTGAGCATGTCCAGGGACATAGGTGCTCTTCTTAGATGAGTCCATCGATTCGCCAGCTTTCGCTCCCCTGGTTACAGGGTTCTCCATTTCTTGTAAGTTTTTTCCAGCGGACATTGTTAACTTCTCCGAAAAAATCGTGTTAAATTTAACCTAAATGTATTTATAAATTACAAGTTTGCCAAGAAATCTTGGAAGAGATTAAGTTTGTTCTCTTCAAGTCTTCTAGAGTCAACAAGTGTGTTAATCTTCTTGTAAGTTTTCTCTGCGAGTTTTTCGCGGAGGATGCCTCCATCCCATACCCAATCCTTTCCTTCCATGATGCCATTGACAAACGCATCAGGAGCGGAAGGATCTGCTACAATATCAGCAGCAGTGGCGAGCATGAAGTCATCATTGACTAAACTGTATCCTTCTTTGGTGGGACTTAAAGTTCCAACACCACGAGAGGAAACGCCAAGTTTTACGCCTTCGGATAAGAGAGACTCAGCAATCTTACCCATAGGAGTAGAAAGGATTTTAGCCTTTCCGATAAAGTTATTGCCTTCTCTTTGCAGAGAAACAATTTTGTGGGATACTCTATCGAGGTTAACTGTAGGCCCATCAGGGTGACCGAGTTCGCCTAAAGCACGTCCTTTGTCGATAAAGGTTTCGGTGTATCTCTTTACTTCTCTTTCCATGAGTCCCATGGAATAGACGCGACGGTTTCTGTTAGGTTGTTCGGTCTGAAGAAAAATTCCTTCGATATACAGGTTCTTCTTACCGTTGCGAGATTCAACGATAACTTCTACCTGTTCGATTTCTTCTCTGATGAGTTTCATTTTTTTAAACGGTAAATCCTACTTTTGCACCTTTAACTTCAGCATTTGCTGCAAGAAGCAAATCTCCATGATTTTTTTCGATGAACTCGGTTGTTCCTGCAGGAATGGTCATAGAACCAATTCCTTGATATTCCGAATCCAAAAGAGTGACCAAATGTGCAGTTGATGCACTGCTATTGTATAGACGAACAACAGTTGCTTGACTAAAACTAGATGCAGCACCAACTGTAGTGGGTAGAGCAGCTTCAGCTCCAAGTAGCAATGTTCTTGCCATTATTCTTGATCCTCTTGTGTTTCTTCATAATCATCTTCGTACTCTTCTTCAGAGTCGTACTCTTCCTCATCTTCTTCTTCGCTTGGTTCGCCAAAAAGTTGACTTGCAACAGAGTTCCTCATAGCATCAATTCTCTCAGATGACTTATTGAAAAGTACATCTTTGATAGCATCACTGACCTCAGATGCGGATCGATCATCGATGATCGCATCGATAATTTCAGAAGGTGTCATGGTATTAGTTCAAACCTGTATAATTTATTTATCTGATCAGATCTCTCCGCCCTTTGGAGGTTCTACAGACTTCTCATCAACTTGATCATCTTTAGGAACATTTCCTAAGTTTTGACCACCATTACCACCATCTACAGGTTGACCATCGGAACCAACTCCTGCCATTTCTTCTGGATCAGGAAGAATACCTTTTTCAATCTCATCTTCAATTTGAGCATCAATCTCAATAATTTCTTGATCTGTCTGTCTCAAAATATTGCGACGAACATACTCAACAGAATAATACTTGCCGAGATAAGGTTCAATTTGATTGACAACTCCAAGACGGCTGTTCATCAGTTCAGCATCTTTGAGTTCATCAAATTGATTATCGTAAATGTAATCAAATTGAATGTGCTCCTTCATCAAATCCCAATCTTCTGGGGTAATGATGTTTTTCAGAATAAGTTGTGTCTTTAAAAGATCCAGGAAGATATTGCTAAAGCGTTTGCGAAGACGACCAACAAACTTAGCAAATTTAAGTTCATCTCTCAGAATCTCAGAAGAACGGCCGAGGTTGAAACCACCATCAGCAGCAATTCTAGATTCGGGAACTTGAAGGGATCTGTAAAGTTTCTTTTGGAAATACTCTACGTCAGACAGTTCTCCAAGGTTTTGTCCACCAGGAAGAGTTGTGATTTCCGTGCCACGTCCACCTTCTCTTCTAGGCAGCCAGAAATCTTCCAGCATGGACATGTACTTTCTATCATCACGAATCTCACCAGTGCCGGCATCGTAAACCAGTTTGTTACGATACCTGTTCATCACATCTTTGAGGTATTGCTCAGCCTTAACTTTAGGCAGATTACCAACATCGATGTAGAAAATTCTACGCTCTGGAGCACGAGACAATCTGTAGATAACAAGGGAGTCCTCAATCATACGGAGTTGATTGAGAGACTTAATTGCTTTGTGAAGATAAGAAATGACGAATGTATTTTTAGCATCCATCAGACCAGAGTTTACATTGATGACCGCATCTGGTGCAATACGCAGACCAGAATTTACAGAGGCACCAAATGTTTGTGTTGTTGTACCACGGTCACTATAAACATAATACTCGGCAATTGATTTGA